TTAACTCACTATTTTGAGTTTGTGCACGTTCGCTGTGTCAGTTTTTGTGTCAGCTGTGAGCAGGTTTGTTATCGTCTCGTCGCGCATGGCGTGGCCATATGTGCGGAACACCAGCTGTGCATCTGCCCATCCGCCAAGCTTGGCAACGGTGATCGGGTCAACGCCTCGATGTAGCAGCGTTGTGGCAAAGCCGTGGCGGCATGAATGATATGTGAGGTAGGGAATATCAGTGCGCTTGAACACCTTGTTCCATTGCGGCTTCATTGTGTGGCGCGAAGAATATTTGAAGACTTTTTCCGCTGGATTGCGGTTGCTTTCGATTTTCATCAGGGCCGCAACCAGTTCTGGCGGCAAATGCGCTTGGCGCTCTTTGCCGACCTTGGTTTGCCTGATCAAAGCCTTGAGGTTGAGCAGGTCAATATCCGCCCATGTCAGATTCGTCGCCTCGGTCACGCGCGCGCCGGTCAGGAACATAAAACAGCATGCCGCGCCAAGGTGTGGGTTGGCGTGGGCCATGAACTGCTTGACCCACTCCCATGTCGCTGGCTCTTTAATTTTTGTCTCGGTTTTAAAGCGTTTGACTTTGATAGGGTGGCACATATCCAGCGTGGCGGCGTGGTTGATGATTGCTTGCGTTGGCACAATGACGTTACGATTGCGCGTTGCGCCCGCTGCCTTCGGGTACAGCGTTATGGCTGCCTGCTGCACCTTGCCGGATGTGATCTTATTGACCGGCGCATCTTCCCAGAAGTCTACCATCTCTTGAACAAACCGGGCGGTTTTCCCTGCTTGAAGATAAAGCTCTGCCGCCCGATTGAATTTTAGTCGACCAAACCCACGCTCTTTGCGGTCGGTTTCTTGCCTGAGAATTTCAGACTGCTTTTCGATGATGAAGCGCTTCGCTTCGTTTTTGTCCGCTGTTCCGGTTGTGCCACGGAAGCGCTCACCCTCGATTGTGCCTCGGTAGTGGTAGTATCCGCCTCTGAGGTATAGCGTGAGTGACACGGGCGACTTGCCTCCATGATTGTGTTTATATCTTTATCGGTCAATGTCATGCGATTGCCAAGTATGCTGCAAGCACCAATTTTACGGGCAAATTCGCGCAACTTGCGGGGTGACCACTTGAGGTGGGTGGCCACTTGCTCCGGGCTGTAGACGTTTGGCAGCGTCATGGCTTGTCCTCCAATCCTTTGCGGCGCTCCAGTTCGGCGGCAATTGTCGCGGCGGCGGCTTCTTCCGTGGCCTCGTCAACCTCGAAATTACCGTCGCCGCCTGCGTCGCTGGCCGGTGGCAAAAATGCGTAGTATCGTCTTTCAAACACGCCGCCATGATCATATTCCAGCACTTGCCCTGCTTCGAGTTCGATGTTTTGTGCAAGTTCGCTGACTGATGACGAAGAAATTTCGCTGTCGTGATCGTCGCTTGGCCAATACCAGTCATATTTTGCTAGAATTGGCCGCAATCGCTGGCTCTTAGCTTCGATAGGTAATGCCGCCAACCTCGTAGCCAGCCCATTCTCCTCGCTGGTCTGGTTAAATTTGCGGATGATTGTCGCATCCATATCAATGCCAGCCGTCAATGCGCAAAGATAGGCGGTGATGACGGTATCAGCCAGTTCGTCGCCGAGCTGCTCCAGCGTTGCCGTGCTACCCGCAATGCCAAGGCGTGCGCGTTCCAGTTTTTTCATGTTGTTGCAGGCCTCGCCTGCCTCGCCTGCAAGCTCAAGGCCGCGAAATGCGAGTGTTATGTTCTCAACACCTGGCCACTCGCTTTGGCGGGCAGCATTGGCGGCGGCGAGGGTGGTGTAGGTTTTGATTGCTGTCGTCATCACTCACCTGCTTCCATGAGCTTTGCAGTTTTTGCGTATTGGAGGGCGGCCTCTTCGACGCTGATTTCTGCGAGGCGGTCCAGAGAATAGCCCGTCTCTTTCGAGGCATGCTCCAGCCACTTGACGGCGTTTGCGTTGACTAGAATGGTAATGCTTGCTTGGCCTTTGAGCGGGCCGTCATGATAAATTTCAGCCATCACACATCCTTTCCATACCGGAATGTGCTCATGTCTCCGCCAATCTCTTCGCCTGTATCCAGATCGACAACAGGCGACCCTTTGAGGCAGGCCGCATGACACATTCCAAGCTCAATATCCAATGCGCAAAGATCGCCAATCTGAAACTGGTCATCACAAATCGGGCAATTCATCTGCTCTTCTTCGCCGGTATGTTCAGCCATCACGCACCTGCCTTTGGAACGCCACGCACATGCAAATCTTGGGCAATAAAATTGATTTGCGCGCTGACATTAATAGCCACTTCGCGTGCTGCTCGTTCGTGAGGTGTGGCGTGAAAGACGATCAAGCCTAGGATGCTTGAAAGCGCGTTGATCACGTCATCTGAATCATGGCCCTCAATAACGGTCATGATTGTATTTGCCATTTTTTTGGCATTGGCTTGTGGATCAAACATATCCTCTTGCTCTTGGCTTTCACTCTCGCTCATCACACACCTGCCTTTCTGGCCTCGGCACGATCAAATGCCTCAATGTCAGCGATGATAAGGGCTGCTGCCCGCACCATGTCAGAGCGGTAATTCTTTTGATGAAAGCCGCTCATCGCCCACGGGTAGAGGTACAGCGCATAGCTGCACACCGTTGTGCTGGACATGGCGACACCTGCTGCCCGGCCCGCGTAAGCCGCCTCAGCCAGAGCCAATTCACCGCGTGGATAATGGTCATCACGCTCCGGGGTGTGTCCCTTTACATTCACTTGGCGGACGCGCTCATCGAGTACGTCAAGGAAAGCTCTTGATAGATCATCTGCCATCACGCCGCGCTCCTTATGCCGGTGTTGTCAAATGTCGCCAAAATTGAAAGGTGCGGCATGGTGATGACTTGGCCCGTGGCTGTGACAATCTTCCGGGTCTGGATGAACGGGAACTGCTCGGCAAGCGCCGCCTTGGATGTTGGTTCTGGCGCTGGCTGCGCTGGCTCTGTGGTGGGCAGGTTCCACCAGCCTTTTAGGTCGCTTTGGCAGCCTGCCTCATTCATCCATTTGCGTACCGTGTGCACGCCCGCGCCACAGCGGGCGGCAATGTCATCAGTTGATAGCTTGGCGGCAGCCATGGTGCGCAGCTCGTCGTCTTTCGGGCGGGTTATTGTCTTGCGCGGCTTCATGCTTCGCCCCTTTCGTCCTTCGCGAGGGTGTCGATGGTGCGCAGCACGGCATTGCGATAGGCGGGTTTTTTGAGTTGGGTATAGCTGCGGATGAGCTTGATGCCTTCGCGGCTTTGCAAGAATGCCGTTATTTCGTCTGGTGCGCTCTCTGGTGAGGCTGGCACGTCTTCAAAAAACCACGACACGGGTCGGTTGGGGATGTTGGCAATATCGTTAAGGCGGCTGGCACCAACGCGGTTTGTGCCTTTCTCGTATTTCTGCACCTGCTGGAATGTGATGCCCAGACCCTCGCCAAGCTTCTCTTGGCTCATGCGAAGCAGGTTACGGCCAAGGCGAATGCGTGCGCCAACCAGCCTATCAGTGGGGTTTGGGGTTTTGGTTTTATGCAACATGTTTTGTCCTTTGGTTGGGTGGTTTCGAGCGGACACAGATCGGCAATCGCGGCCCACGGTGTGGGTGCGGTTTGATGGGCTGGGGTTCGGGGTATCCGTTCGGGAAACCGCAGCGGGCGGGCTGCGGAAACCGGAAGGGACCGGCACATGCATAGCGATTAGATTATGACGCCTCTCTCATTTGTTGATCTCGCCATATCTTTTTGAGACTGTGGATGCCCCGTGCTGCTCCAAACGGCACGGGGCAATCATCCTCCAACCAACTTCAACACTGGAGAACGAAACTATGATTGCTGACTTAGAACTGGATAGCGATGGCAACGTCAAAGTTGCTCCGCTTGTTGGGTATCGGATACAGCCTGTGGCAGATATGTTTTGCTTTCTAAGGCTGGAATTTGCACCAAGTGATGCTGAATTGAAAACGATGACACTCTCTCACAATCAACTGGCCCTGACGCCGCAACAGTGCCGAGAGCTTTCTTCAGCTCTTCTACGTGTTGCCGACTTGATTGAGCATCAGAGTGTTCCGGAGCGCTCATCGTAAGATCAACGGGCTTTATCTGAAATCTCACGGACATGGCTGTTTTCCCTATCGCGTAGTAAACACAACCGGGTTGCCTGTTTGGGGTACGGGGTAGGGCGGCAACCCGGCTGTGGTTTGGTGCGTCCACCAGTGCGGGGTGGATTAGGCAATATTGCCAAATAGGCAAATTTCGTCAAGTTATAATTTGCCTATTTGGCAATATTATTTTGAAGCACAAAAAAAGCCCGCGAGCCGGGCTTAGCGTTAAGGTCCAATTGGGATATCAGCGGGCGGTCATCTTCCTCGCAAGCCTGTGTCTTTCTGCTGTGGTGATCTTTTTCCATTGGCCACATCTGATGACTGATTGGATTGCTGCAACCCAAACCAGCTCCACACCTCGGATTGGTGGCGCGTTGTGGCTTTCGAGATCATAGGTTCCCGCATCTGCCCCTTTGCGGATACGCTTAAGGTATCTCCGGCCATCTCCAGTTTTTACTGCAGCTTCCCATCCGACTACGCTATCCGGGATAACGCTTTGCGCCCAACAAATTACGATATCGCCATCATCATAGCGAGGCCACATCGAATCACCATTTACCTCGAACGCCAGGGCATCGTCTGGAATGGGGAAAGGGGTCTCGACCTCGTAGAGGCCTTCTGGCGGTATCTGTTCTTCGTCGGGGACGATCTCTGCGCCCGCGCCAATTCTTCCCATTACCATTACTGAATTCTCTCGCGTTTCTTTCCTTGGGAGTAGGATTTCCTGTGGGGCAACATCCAAGGCATGCGCGAATAAGTTCATATTTTTGACGGAAAGGTTGCGCTCTCCTTTTTCGAGCCTCGACACATACGACGTGGAAAGTCCAGTCGCTTCAGCTAACTGTTCAATTGTCTGTCCGCGCTCTTCACGCAAGGCCTTAAGCCTATTTGGGTGCTGTTTGTCCATATGGCAAATTTGATCACTTTTAATCGCAAGCACCATAGCCAAATAGGCAAAATTGCCCTTGACTAAAATTTGCCTATTTGGCAAGTTCCCCGTTATGGATGCTTTATCGATATATTTGGTTGAGACTGGCGAGAAATTATCGACCTTCGCAGTGCGGATCGGGCGTTCTCCGAGCACGCTTTCCCGCGCTTTGGCGGGGCAGCGAGATCCAAGTATTGACTTGGCTAGAGATGTCGAGCGCGGAACTGGCAGGCGAGTTACTGCAATTCAATTCCTCGAAATCTGCATTAGCAGGCAAGAGGCCGCGCGATGATCGGCCTTCAGTCAATTCTTCCAACCGCGCCAACGCCTCCCAGTTTGCGCGGCACCTGCAACCGGGCTGGCGGATCTTTTGCCCGGTTGCCTTCTTTTTCCCAGATAGCCCGGACGTGTTTCGTTCCTTTCCCGTCCGGGTTGGCGGCAGGCCGGGTTGGCAGTTCCCGGCCTGCTTTTGCGTCTGGTGTGTTTCAGCTTGCATGTGGGCCTCCGTAGTTCGTCGCGGCTCATTCCTCACATTTTCAATCAATTCCCACCACGGGAAAAACGCCGGAAAATTCCCGGCGCGGGAAAGGTTTTGTCTCATGCATTCAAGCGCTTGGTTTCATCGCATCAAAGCCGCGCAACGTGATTTGATCCGCCTGGTTGGCGGTATTGAGCGGGCGGCGGAAATCTCCTCTGTTTCAGCCAGCCATATTGGTCGCATGAACAATGCGCGTGACACGGACCTGATGCCAATTTCTGTGGTTTACGCGCTGGAGAGTGAATGCGGTGTCCCCGTTGTGACCTCGGCCATGGCGGAATTGAGCGGGCGTCGTTTGAGTGACCCGGATAACGACAAGGCAATTGGGCAGGGCGTTGTTGTTGCCTTTTCGGAGGTATCGCGCCGCGCTGGTGACCTGATCTCGGGCGGCGCGGTGGCTATATCTGACATGGTGGTTACGCCCGCAGAGGCCACCAAGATGGACCGCGATGCAGCGGAACTGCAAGAGGGTCTCGCGGCGTTTCGCAAGGCGCTGGCGATGGTGAAGGCCACCGGCGGTGAAAAGCTTGGCCTGCATGTTGTGGGTGGGCAGCCATGACCGACGCGACCGCAACCGAACTATTTGAACGGCCTTTGAGCGATGCGGCGCGTGGCTTTTTGCGCAAGGTGAAAATGCACGGCGGGCGCTTGGTTATGACCGACGCGGAACCGCAAGGGCTGGCCACCGAGTGCCGCCGTGCGGGTTATCTGCATATCAGTGACGCCGGAATGATCCATCTGACTGGCTTGGGACAGGCCTATCTTGATCGTCTGATGAGGGCGAACTGATGGCCTATGCACCCGTTCCCTATCCTAAGCCCGGTCATGCCGGGATTGCGCTTATTTTGACCGCCGTTCGCGAGGGTGAGGTTTTTGCCCATGATTCCAGTCAACAGATTGCCGCCAACAAGGTTGCGGCGTCTGGTTGGGATTATCTTTCGCGTGATCCGCAAGATGGCAACAAGTTTTACCCCACACAGCGCGGGCGCGAGATGCTGGCGGCGCACAAGCTGGGGGGCGATATTGTTGTTGCCGCGCCGAAAACCAAGGTCGCGACTGAGCGGCGGATTGATAGCATTCGCGCCGACAACCGTTTGCGCAATCTGGATGAAAAAACCGTTCTGGCTTTGATGGATAATATCCAGAAATACGGGCTGGAAACGCCAATCACGGTTTACGGTGATGTTGGTGCCGCCTCGGTTGATCTGGGTGCGGGTGGCCACCGGCTGGAAGCGTGCAAGCGGCTGGGGCTGGATGCCATACTTTGCTTTCACAAGCGCGGTGATGAGCTGGACCGCCAGCTTTGCGAGATTGACGAAAACCTGATTCGGGCGGATTTGACGCCAGCGGATCGGGCTTTGTTTTTGCATCGTCGTAAGGAAATCTATCTGGTCAAATTTCCAGATACCGTTCGCGAGGCCAGCCTGAAACGTGGCAGCAATCCCCCGTCTCGCCAAATTGGCGAAACGGGAAAGCGCTTCACGGCGGCAACGGCGGAAGCCACCGGGCAAACTGAGCGAACTATTCAGCGTGACGTGGAGCGTGGTGAGAAGATTTCCCGCACCGCATTGCAGATGTTGCGCGGCACCCGCCACGACAAGGGTGTGACGCTGGATCAACTCAAGCGGCTTGAAACCCATGAGGCGCAAGAGAAGTTTGCCCATGATCTGATCAAGGCTGACAAGGCGGTCACGGCAGAATCCAAGGCTATTCGCACCATCGGGCAAAAGCACAATCGGGAAATGCGGCTCAATCTTGTGTGCGCTATTGCCGAACAAGGGCGGCGCAAGAGTGGCGACATGCCGCGTGGCGCTTATGCTGTTGGCTATGCCGATCCGCCTTGGCAGCAAGAAGCGTGGAATGATGAGACCGGGCAGGATAAGGGTCTGAAATACCCTTCCATGACCGTGGAAGAAATCAAGGCTCTTTGCGCGGGCAATAATAGCCCGTTTACCATGGATGCGGTGCTGTTTCTTTGGGTGACAGCGAACCGGCTGCCCGATGGCATTGATGTGCTGCGGGCGTGGGGCTTTGAATATGTCAGCTGCATGGTGTGGGACAAAGCCCACATCGGCATGGGCCGCTGGGTGCGCGACCGTGCCGAGCTGCTGTTGATTGGCAAGCGCGGCAAGATTTCGCTGGCACCGCTGCCCGGCACCCAGCCGGAAAGCCTGTATGCCGAGCCGAAAACCGAACATAGCCGCAAGCCCGTGTGGTTTGCCGAGCAGATAGACCGGCTCTGGCCGCAATTGCCAAAACTTGAGCTATTCCAGCGGCGCGAAAGCTTGGCCGATAGTGACGTGCGCCTTTCTGGCAAGTGGGACTTTTGGGGCTTTGAAGCCTCGGAAGAGGGGGACGTGTGAATGTGGCTATACATCCCAACCCCCTCAACATTATCAGCCTCTGCACCGGCGGTGGAGGCCTCGATCTCGCCGTCGAGCTGGCAATTCCAAGCGCTAGAACAGTGTGCATGGTCGAGAGGGAAGCCTTCGCGGTCGCGCAACTGGTATCGGCAATGCAAGCGGGACATATGGCTCCAGCGCCTATTTGGAGTGATGCCAGAACCTTCGACGGCAGACCATGGCGCGGCCTGGTGGATGGCCTCATTGGCGGAATCCCGTGTCAGCCCCACAGTCTTGCCGGGAAACGCCTCGGGCAGGAAGACGAACGCGACCTCTGGTCCGTCGCACGGCGAATCATCGTCCAGTCAGGTGCCTGGTTTGTCCTTATCGAAAACGTCCGTGGGATATTGTCTTCGGGCGGTGCGGAACGTGTCTGGCGAGACTTTCAGCGATTGGGCTTCTCGGTTGAGGGTGGATTGTTCACGGCGTCAGAGGTTGGTGCGCCTCACGAACGCGAAAGGCTCTTTGTCCTCGCAGTGGCCGACAATGCGTGTTGGCGCGGGTGCGCTTGCAGCGCTGCCGGCAGCTCCGGAACGTGGGAAATCACGGCTGGAGGATGCGGTGGCCATGTGGCCCACAGCAACGGCGAACATGGTCAACGGGCCGGGCGTGGGTGGCAGGGACGGCGGGCCGAACTTGCAGACGGCTGCCAGTCTTTGGCCAACAGTGTTGGCGAACGAGGCACGGCTGGGGTTTCAGGATCGCAGCAATCCGGCGAAACGGGGATCGCAAGAGAGCCTTTCGACGATAGCGGCATTGTGGCCTACACCACAGGCGCGGGACGGCAAGGGCGCGAACCAACTGGATTTGTGCGACAGGGAAGGCAAAACGCCACCGTTAAACGAGGTGGCGGTGCTCTGGAAGACACCCCGCGCCATCGAGGGCGAAAAGGGGGGGCAGTGGCAGAAATCCGGGGCCTCTCCTCCGGTGGCAACATTGACAGGGCAGGCCTTTTCCCACCTCGCCCTCACGATCCCGACGGTTGGCGTAGCGCACTCGCGGCCTCGCCGCAGCTTGAACCCGCTTTTTGTCGAGTGGCTGATGGGCTGGCCACCCGGATGGACATTGCTCGCGTGGACCGCCTTCGGATGCTCGGAAACGGCGTTGTGCCATTGGAAGGCGCGTATGCGCTGCGCACTCTCTGCGCTCGGCTTGCCGCAAGAGGCTCCACCGGCGCAGCTCGGCTTGTTCGGTTAATGGGGGTGGGGGAATGACCGCTATTCCTGACCCACAACGCGCTCGCGAAAAAGCACATATTGGCCGATTGCGCGGCGCGGCGGCGCGCATGGCTGATGACGCTTGGCTATTGGAGGCCAGCCGCGACGGCATGCGGTTGATCGTACAGCGTGGCATGGGTGAGCAAACGCATGTTGCCACCATCCATCGCGCTGCGACCGACGATGAGCGCGATGTGCTTTGCGGCGGGCTGGATAATCTCCGGCTGTTTTTCGCGCTGTTTGACCGGGCCGCAACAGCAGTGCGCGATTTGCAACAACAGGTTAGCCAGTTGGAGGCCCATGTTGCCGAGTTGAGCAAGCCAAAGGGCGACTATGCCGCGCAAGCGGCCATGCTGTGCCAAAACAGCGAATTTTGGCGATTTATGACAGGCAAGAGCGGCATGCCCGTGCACGACAAGGGTAGCGCCGACAAGGCTCTGAAAAAGCAGATCGACATTTCCAGCAAAACACAACTGAGCGCAGACGATAGCAAACTAGCGGATTTCAGGTCGCTGGTGGGCGAGTTCGAGGCGTGGAAGCGCGGGGGCGCACAATGAGCGAGCGAACATATCCAGAGACTACCATTCCTTACGGCGACAAGACCGCCAAGGCCATGCGGATCGCCTGCGCGTGCTGCGATGCCGTTGCTTATTTCCCGTTTCAAAACGGGGTCGTTCGGAAGTCGCCAAGCGCGGCAAGCCAGCATTTTTTGAACAAGGGCTGGGTGGTTGGCAACAGTCCGAAAAAGGATTTCTGCCCCAGACACGCAAGCCCTGCCAAACGAAAAGGAACCAAGACCATGGACAGCAACATCACCACGCCGGTTGCCGACAAGCCTCGCGAAATGGGCCGCGAAGACCGCGCCATCATCTTTGACAAGCTGAATGAGGTCTATGGCAAGGACGCGTACAAGTCGCCCTGGACTGATGCCGCCGTGGCCAAGGATCTCGGTGTGCCGCGTGATTGGGTGTCAACCATGCGCGACGACATGTTCGGCCCGGCTGGCTCGAACCCGCTGTTTGATGAGTTTTTGACCGCAACCAGTCTCTTGGAAGAGCGGTGCGGGGCATTTGCCGCGAAATTTGAGGCGGCAACCAAGTCGGCGGAAATGCTGGCGGCTGATTATGCCGAGCTTCGTAAACAGGTGGATGTGTGCCGCATGTTGGAGCGGCGGGTGCAAAGGGAGATTGGCCGATGACGGCGCTGCTGCCTATCGTCGAGCAATTGTATGATTGCCAGACGGATGCCGAGCGGGCCGCGTGGCTGCTTGGTGTGCCGCAGGGCATCATTTTGCGCGACCTTTCCGCCATCCTTATCGCATTGCGCCGTGCTGGCTTTCTGGCGGGCATTGCCTGCCTTGAGGCTGAGTTTGCAGCGTTGAATGCCACCCGGCTGGCTGACGGGCGTCTGCCAGAGGCGCATGAGCTGGCGGTGAATGAGGCGCGGCGCTTTCTGGCTGATGTGGCACAGAACGGCGGTGCGGTATGATGGAGCCTGATCACGGCGCAACCTCGCGGGCATGGTCTTGGCGGCATGCGGTGGCCAAGTCTGGCCTGCCGCCAATAACACGGCTTGTGCTGCACACGCTTGGCCTGAAAATGGATGCCACGGGCGGCTCTTGCTATCCGCCGATTTCCGAGCTGGTGGAACTGTCTGGTCTCGATAAGAAGACGATTTTGAAGCACCTCGACATTGCCGAGCAGGCCGGGTGGATTGAAGTCACCCAGCACGGTTTTCGTGGGCAGAAGTGGAAGCGCAACGAATATGTTGCCCGCTGGCCCGGTCGGGATCTGACCGGCACGGCTGCCAATGTCGCAGAAGAGCAAGGCGGTGGAAGCGCTCCACCACCTTTTGAAGATGCTGTTTTGGGTGAAGGTGGTGGAACAGCTCCACCGCCTTGCGCGCAAAAGGTGGTGGAAATGACGCCCGAAGGTGGTGGAAATGGTTCCATGAAGGTGGTGGAGCAGCTCCACCAAGATAAGATTCTTCCAGCTAACTCTCCAAACAACTCTCCAGTCGCTGCCGCGAAACCGGGGGATTGTTCGAATAGCGATTTCAAAAAAATCAATCTGGCGTTCAAGCGCTGGTTTCCGACCTGGCCGAATTACGACCGCAGCAGCGACACGGCGGCAAGGAAGGCTTGGTTTGCCTTGACCGATGATCAACGTGCGGCTTGCATCGACAAAACGCCTGCCTTCATCGAATGGGCTGGCAAGAGCCGGTGCACGTTTGCAGCCGTCTACCTGCAAGACCGGGCTTGGGAGAAGATGCCAGACACCGCCCAACCAGTCCAAACCCACGGCGTTGCCAAGGTTTGCGGCAAGCTCTGGATGGGCACCCGCCTTGAAGCGCTGTTCGATGAACCCACGGGCCGGTTTGTGATTACCACGTTTGAGGAACGGCAGATTGCCTCTGGCGCTATCAGCCGGGAAGGGCTGTTGCGGCAAAAGCGCCGTGACCACGGCTGGCCGCTGGTGAGCCGGATGCATGACCTTGCCCGGCGCAATGAGCCGTTTGTGACCGCGCTGGCATTGATGCCGCATGTTTCTGATTTCCAGAAGGTTGAGCGCGGCACGCCTTTGCTGGATGCATGGCGGCGGCTGCATGAGCGCCGGGGCTGGCTGTTTGTCGATGGCCTGCGCGATTGGAACTATTTCCCGCCGATTGCGGACGGCGCGGATGATCTCGATGCGGCTGTGGAAGCGGCGCTTGAACACTTCAAAACTAAGATCAGCAAGGAGCGCACCAATGATGCAGCATAGTGGAAACCTCATGCATGGCGTGTCTGATCAGGGGCTTTTGAAGCTTGCCCGGATCAACGAGGCAGAAGCCAGCCGCCAGCGGATGATTGCCATGGCAAGGTGTAATCGTGCGGGCTTTGAACAGCTGGGCCGCTGGCTTGTGGCCAGCTGCACCAGCGGCATGGAACAGGCCATTCGTGATTCGTTGCAAGAGCAGGGAATTGAATGCTGGTGCCCGTGTGAGAAGCTGCGGTATCCACCACGGCGCGGCAAACAGGCTGTGGAAATCCAGCGGGCAATTTTTCGAGGTTATCTTTTTGTAAAGGTGATTCCAGACAACGAAGCCTTTGTCGGCCTGCTGGTTGCATCGAAGTTAAAGGGGCTGATGGGTCAGGATGGCAAGCCTTATCTGATGCCCGAAAATTTGATGAGCAAGCTCATGTTGTCGGCCAAGAAATCCGAGCGAAAACATATGGATGCTTCCAGCCTTCCGGTGCCTTCAGATGTGGTTGGAAAGACGGTTACAATCCGGTCTGGCCCGTTTGCAGACTTCGTGGTCACCGTGCGCAAGGTGCTGTCCAATCGAGGCCAGCTGGTGGTCGATGTGCCGCTGTTTGGCGGTATGAGTGAAGTTACCTTGGGTGTTGACAGCGTGTCGATGTGAGATTATCGCTCAAAACGTGGAAAGGCGAATAGCGCCTCTCCATTCGAGATGACCGGGGCGTCTGATGCTCCCAAGGGATTGATGTTCTCCCCCGGCCTCGTTCTGATCCAAGCCAAGAGGCGATGTGATTCAGAGCCAGTGCGTAAGCTATGCCCAAATGAATGATGGAATGACAAGGCGGCCAGAGGGTCGCCTTTTTGCGTTAAAGGATATGGGTATTCGTTATGATGAAGGCAGGCCGTGGAAGAGGTGGTACTCCACCGCCCGCTGGCGCAAGACACGGCTTAACCAGCTGACTATTGAGCCGCTATGCCGCATGTGCAGGCTGCAAGGCCGCTTCACAGCTGCCACGGTTTGCGACCACATTGAACGCCACAACGGTGATGCTGAGAAGTTCTGGAATGGTCCGTTTCAAAGCCTATGCAAGACCCACCACGATGCAACCAAACAGGCAGAAGAGCATCGCGGCTTCTCGACGGCAGCGGGCGCGGATGGCTGGCCCACCGACCCCCGCCACCCGGCAAACCTGGGGTAGGGGGCGGGTCAAAAGTTCAAAGCCCCTCTGACCGCGCACCGGCGTCAGTCATTTCTGTGTAGCGAGAGGAAATTGAAGGGAAAAAGCCACTGAGCAGTTTTGACCTGAAAGGGCTAGAGTCACCAAAAGGCATAAGTTTATTCCGTTAGAAATAGCCCCGCCTGTCCAAGAATATCAGGCGAGGCCAATTGATGGTCAAGGGAAGTAAGCTGAAGTTAGCCTTTTCCGCCTGGGCGTTCTGAGGCGGCCCGACCACCGCAGCGGCTCCCGTCCGAAGCCCTATCACTAGGGACATTGCAGGCCGCATAAGAGACAGCAGACATCCCAAGCAGGATGGCCAAAGAGAGAGTTATAATTCGCATATTTTCCTCCAAGTTTTTATTGTTGCTACGTTGCATGCGAGAGATAGCATAAATTATTAAATTCGAATATTTTTTTGCAACTAAAAATATTTTTTTGTCTTACTGCTCTCCGTTTATCTATTTGATGCGACTTAATCACATTTGAGCTCAACAGTTTTTTTGCGTATCTCATTGCCAATCACGTTGGGGTCCCGGAACTGCCTTTTTCAATTCTATGGAGGCCCCCATGAAAGGCCGCAAGCCCGCATCGGAAAACGTTGTGCCGTTGAAACCTGAGGATGGGCAGGGCGCGAACTTTGAGGCGCGGGCGGTGGCTAAGGCGCGGGAGCTGCGGCCTGATGAATTGCCGTTTGATGTTCGCGCCATTTGGGATCGGCTGGCACCGGGGCTGTGTGATCCGCGCAAGAACCGGCTGAATGAAGTCAACGCCTATATGTTTGAGCAGCTGTGCTGGACGATAGCGCGGCATGAGCGGTTGCGGCTGGATGTGCGCGAAGGTGGGGAAACCTATGAGAGCGAAACCCGCAACGGCAAACAGCTAAAGAGCCGCCCGGAAGTCAGCCAGTTGAATGAGACATGGCGGCAAATTCGGGCGCTGGCCAGTGATTTTGGCATGACGCCTTCCGCCGAGCGCGGTTTGCAGGCGAGCGGCCAACTTGGATTTGAGTTTCCCACCGATGATGGATTCGATTGATGTTGCGCTGCCGGATGTCAGTTATGATGACGATCCGGTCACGGCTTGGGCCTCTGATGTGGTGCGCGGTGAAGTGGTTGCCGGTCCGCATGTGCGCAATGCCTGCCTTCGGCATCTGCTGGATTTGCGCGATGGCCCAGCAAGGGGTCTGATCTGGGATCTGGAAACCGCAAACAAGCGCATCAAGTGGTTTGGTGACAAGCTTCGGTTAAACGGTGGGCAGTTTGAGGGGCGGCGGTTTACGTTGCATCCCAGCCAAGCCTTTCGCGTTGGGTCGCTGTTTGGCTGGAAATGGGCGGACACCGGGCTTCGCCGCTTTCGTCGTTTCTATGATGAGGAAGGCAAGGGCAACGGCAAATCGCCGCTGCTGGCGGGCATTGGCATTTGCATGATGGTGGCCGATGGTGAGCCGCGTGCCGAGATTTATGCCGCAGCTGCCAAGAAAGATCAGGCGCAAGTGCTGTTTCGTGATGCGGTGGCCATGCGCGACCAATCGCCGGAACTGACACGGCGGATTATACCGTCCGGCGTCAACCCGGTTTGGCAGCTGACCTATATCAGCAAGGGGGGCGACAAGCGGTTCTTTAAGCCGATCTCGGCAGATAAGGCGCAATCTGGCCCGCGTCCGTCCTGTGCCTTGTGTGATGAGGTTCACGAACACCCGAACCGGGATGTGATTGAAATGCTGGAACGCGGCTTTAAATTCCGCAAACAGCCGCTTTTGGTCATGGCCACCAATTCCGGCTCGGATCGGAAATCGATCTGCTGGGAAGAGCATCAACACGCGGTCGAGGTGGCGGCGGGCATCAAGCAAGATGACACGACCTTTGCCTTTGTCTGTTCGCTGGATGAGGGCGATGATTGGGAAAACGATCCCTCTTGCTGGGTGAAGGCAAACCCGCTGCTCGATGTCACCGTCACCACCGAATACCTTCAGGGCGTGGTTGAACAGGCCCGGTTGATGCCGGGCAAGCGCAACAGCATTGCACGGCTGCATTTTTGCGAATGGACGCAATCGGTCAATGCGGCGATTAGGCGTGAGGCATGGATGGCCTGCCAAGCGCCGGTTGATCTGGATGAGCTGGTGGAGAAGGGCTATCCCTGCTTTGGCGGGCTGGACCTTTCCAAAACGCGGGATTTCACCGCGCTCACCCTGACATGGCTTGTGGATGCCACCAAGGATTCGGAACAGCTGGTGTCAAAAACATGGTTCTGGTCGCCTGCCGATACCTTGCGGGATCGCGCCAGCACCGACCAAGCGCCCTATGAGTTGTGGCGGGATCAGGGTTTCATTGAAGCGGTGCCCGGCCAGCGGCTTAAATATGCGTGGCTTGGCAAGGCGCTTGCCGAGATTTGCGCCAAGTATGAACCCAGCGAGATTGCCGCCGACCAATATGGCCTGGAGCAATTGAGCGAACACCTGGGCGATGATGGCGTGTCCTTGCCGCTGACCATCCACCCGCAAGGCTTTCAAAAGCGGGTGCTGGAACGCGACAAACACGCAGCCGATGGCGAACAGGAGATTTATCTCTGGATGCCAGACAGCATCAACAAGCTGGAAAACGCGCTGTACGAACAGCGATTAAAGATCGACCCGAACCCGATGCTCGATCTGTGCGCGTCCAGCGTGGTCTATGCCGAAAACCGCACGGGGCACCGGATGTTTGACAAGGAACACGCCTTCGGGCGCATCGACGGCATGGTGTCTTTGGCCATGTCGGTTGGCATTGCGCTTTGCAAAGAGCGCGCAACGGGGCCGGATTTAGGCTCTTATCTGGAAGCGATGGCGGGGCGAGTATGAGCATCTGGAATGGTCTTTTTGGCCGCCGTAATGTCAAACTGTCGAATAGGGATGATGCCGCAACCCTTGCCGCCTCGCTGGCATCATCGGGCAGTGCGGCGGGCAAGGCGGTCACGCCGGATACGGTGTTGCAGCTGGCCACGGCGTGGTCATGCATTCGGCTGTTGTCGGAAACCATCGGCACGCTGCCTTTGCAGGTGTACCAGCGCCAAGGTGAGGTTAAATCCTTGGCGCGGGACCATCTGCTCTATGGGCTGTTGCATGATAGCCCGAACAGTGATCAGACGGCGGCGGAATTTGTCGAGGCCATGATTGCCTGCCTGTGCTTGTGGGGCAATTTCTACGCACGAAAGCAGTTTGTCGGCAAACGGCTGGTGGCAATTGAACAGCTTCGCCCTGATCGCATGAGCGTAAAACGCAATGAGTATGGGCGGCGGGTTTACGTCTACAGCGGCGGGGCAAAGGCAGAAACCTTTGACGAAGACGCGATTTTCCATGTGCGCGGCTTTGGCGTGGGTGGTGATGTTGGCCTGTCACCAATCAGCTATGCCCGCCAAACCATGGGCACGGCGTTGGCCGCCGATGAAACCGCGGCGGAATTCTTTCGCAACGGTTTGCAGATTTCCGGCTTTATCAAGGAAGCGCCGGGCACCAAGGCCACCAAAGAACAGCGCGATGAGCTGCTGGCGCTGTTTGAGCGCTTCATGGGATCGCGCAACGCTGGCAAGGTGATGCCGCTGCCATCTGGCTATGATTTTGCCTCGATCAGTATGAACCCGGAAGATGCGCAATTGCTGCAAACCCGGCGTTTCCATGTGGAAGAGATTTGCCGCTGGTTTCGGGTGCCGCCATTCATGGTCGGCCATACGGAAAAGTCGAGCAGCTGGGGCACGGGGCTGGAACAGCAGATGATAGGCTTTTTGACCTTCTCGCTGCGGCCATACCTGACCCGCATTGAACAGGCGATCAAGAAACAGCTTATCCCGATTACCGAGCGGGCAAATCTCTATGCCGAGTTCAATCTGGATGGCCTGCTTAGGGCCGATAGCCAAGGCCGGGCGGCGCTGTTGAGCGCCCTTGGTCAAAACGGGTTCCTAACCCGCAACGAGGGCAGGGCGCTGGACAATCGCCCACCCATGCCGGGCGGCGATGTGCTGACCGTGCAATCCAATCTGGTGCCGCTGGAACAGCTGGGCAAGGTGCCAGCCACGCCAACGCCAGATGCACCGCTGCAAACGCCAGCGCCAACCCCAACGACGCCTCCACCCACCGAGGACTGATCACCCATGAAAACCAAGAATTTTGACCTGCAGGTGAAAAGCCTGTCGGAAGACGGCACCTTTTTGGGCTACGGCTCGATTTTTGGCAATGTCGATAGCTATGGCGAGAAGGTCGTGGCGGGCGCGTTTAACGAAAGCCTTGCCCGCCATAAAGCGCAAGGCTCCAGCGTTAAAATGCTGTGGCAGCACGATCCCAGCCAGCCGATTGGCATTTGGGAAGAGCTGACAGAAGACAGCCGGGGCCTTCATGGCAAGGGCCGGTTGATCCTTGAGGTGGAAAAGGCCCGTGAAGCCTTGGCGCTGATGAAGGCCAGGGCGCTGGGCGGTCTTTCCATCGGCTATCGTGAGGAAGACACCGACCGCGACGGCAAGGTGAAGCTTCTTAAAAAGCTGGACCTGTACGAGATCAGCCCGGTGACCTTTCCTGCCAATGATCTGGCGACGATTGAAAGCGTCAAATCTGATCGGTTCACCGAATTTGTCCAGCGGCTGAAGGATGGCAACCCCATGCCCGCCGATGATTTTGCCGAGATCCTGCGCGGCCTTGGCGTTCCATCCTCTATCGCCTCTGAAATCGCCACGCTCGGCTATGCCAAGGCGGTTTCGGCGCAAACCCATGCCGATGAGGCCGCAGGCAATGCGCTGAAGGCGCTTCGCGATGCCGCCAGTCGCTTCAAAACCCTTTGATCTTCAAACCAGCCCATAAAAAGGAAATCACCCTATGAATGCCAACGAATTGGAAACCTTGGCCCGTGACCTTAAGTCCGCAGCCGATGAGGTCAAGCGCTCTGCCGAAACCACCAATATTGAATTGAAGAACCTCGGCGCGGTGACGGCAGACACCAAGAAAGCCGCCGATGAGGCGTTGATCAAGCACAATGAGCTGTCTGCCCGCATGAGCGAGCTGGAACAGAAAATGGTGCGCGGTCCCGGTGAGCCGGAACGGCAGAAATCCATCGGCCAGTCGGTCACCGAGCATGAAGATTTTAAGCACTTCATCAAATCCGGGGCCAAGGGCCGCATGTCGATCTCGGTCAAGGCGATCATTTCCGCGCTGACCACCGATGCCGATGGCTCTGCTGGTGATTTGATTGTGCCGCAACGCCAGCCCGGCATTTTGGCTTTGCCACAGCGGCGCTTGACCATTCGCGATTTGATCATGCCTGGGCAAACGTCCTCAAATGCCATTCAATATGTCAAGGAAACCGGCTTCACCAACAATGCCGCCACGGTGTCGGAAACATCGGGCGCAACCAAGCCGCAATCCGAAATCAAGTTTGATATTGTCACCGCACCCGTGGCCACCATTGCCCATTGGGTGATCGCCACGAAACAGATTCTGGATGATGTGCCACAGCTGCAATCCTATATCGACGGGCGGCTGCGCTATGGTCTTGCCTTTGTCGAGGAAGCCCAGCTGTTGATGGGCAGCGGCACGGGCACCAACCTGAATGGCATCTACACGCAAGCCAGCGCCTTCACACCGCCGGTGAAATTGCCTGCCGGTGTCACCAAGATCGATGTGATCCGCCTTGCGATGTTGCAGGCATTTTTGGCCGAATACCCGCCAAATGGCATTGTGATGCACCCCGGTGATTGGGCAACCATTGAGCTTTTGAAGGATACCACGGGCCGCCACATCATCGGCAATCCGCAAAGTCAGGCAGAAGCCCGCCTGTGGCGTTTGCCGGTGGTGGAGACCCAAGCCATGCCGCTCGATAACTTCCTGACCGGGGCTTTCCAGCTGGGTGCGCAGATCTTTGATCGGGAAGATGCCAACGTGGAAATTTCCACGGAAGACGGCAACAACTTCACCAAAAACCTTGTGACCATCCGCGCAGAAGAGCGCCTGGCAATGGCGACCTATCGGCCTGAGGCTTTCGTGAAGGGTGCATTTGCCACGGCCATGGCGGCGGCAACGGAAGCATAATCAGCGCTCAAAGGCGCTGCTTCCAGAGACGCAAAACCAAACTCCGAAAGCAGCCGCCTCTTCATAGGGCAACATGGTTAGCGACCGATTAACCATGTTGCCCGCCTTCAAAAAAACACTGCGAAAAAGGTCATGGATCATGAAACTCGAAGCGCTTGATAATTTTTACACCGACGAAACCAAACAGGTTTTGGCGGGCCAAACCTTTACCGTGGAAAGCCCGGAAACGGGAAAAGACCTGATCAAGGCGGGGCTTGCGCAAGAGGCGGAAGAGACGGAAGAGGAAGACACAAACACGGGCGAACCTTCCGCCACCAAGGCCACCGCTGCCCCACAAAACAAGGCGAAAGCCGCGCCTGCCAACAAGTGAGGCCGGGATGATGGTGTCTGTGTTGGAACCGCCATCACCTGTGGTCACGGTGAGCGAGGCAAGGGCGCATTTGCGCATTGACCATCCCGATGATGATGGCTTGCTTGAAACCCTGATCAAGGCGGCAACGGGCTGGCTTGATGGTCCAGCCGGATGGCTTGGCCGCTGCATTGGCGGGCAGGTGCTGGAGTTGCGCATGGCCCGCTGGCCATCAAGGGGTAGCGATATGGCTCTGCCTTATCTGCCCGTGGTGCAGATTGTGCAAATCGCACACATCAACACCGATGGAACGGAACAGGTGATTGATCCGGCCCTTTACCGCCTGACAGGCAATCGGCTGTGGTTCATGCCCGATTTTGTTGCCCCCTTGCAAAGTTGCCAGCCTTTGCCGGTGCGTATCCGTTATCGGGCAGGTTATGGCGCATTTGATGCGCAAGGTGCTTGGGTCAACGATGCCCCGGCCTCCATCAAAGCCGCGATCCTGATGCTGGTGGGGCAATGGTATGCCAACCCGGAAGCGGTCAGCACCAATGCCAGCACGGACACCATGCCCTTTGCCGTTGAAGCGCTTTTGCAGCCCTATCGGGTGCTGTCATGAAGGTACGGTTTACAGAGGACTACGATTACAAACCCACGCGCGCCTGCACCATCGCTTACAAGGCCGGGATGGTGGAAACCGTCAAGCGTGCTTGCGGTGAGGCGGCGGTGGAGCAGGGCAAGGCGGTGGAAATCGCACCTGCTTCGCGACAGGGAAAGGTAAAATCAGATGGCTCGAACTAGATCTGCAGGTGACCTAAACCAAAGAGTGGCCTTTGATAAGCGCGAGGAAGTTGATCGCGGCGATGGTGTCACGGTTGGCGCATGGAAAGAGCAATTTATTGTTTCGGCAGGCTTCAATCACCTAAGGGGTGGCGAAAGTGTGATGGCCAGCCGGTTACAGGGAAACCATACTCAAGTGATCTTTGTTCGGGCTTCAAGCCTAACGAAACAGGTCAATACCAGTTGGCGCATTCGAGATGTTCGCAAAAATGAAATCTACAATATCCGCGACGTCGGGCCGACAAGTGATCGTCAATGGATTGATTTTCTGTGTCAAAGCGGTGTCGCCAGCGGATGAGCAAGATTCTCAACCTCGTAAAGCTTGACCGAAAGTTGAAGCGCCTGCCAGATTCTGCCAAGTCCCATATCAAGTCGGAAATGGAAAAGGTGGCTGATACCATTGTTTCTATGATGAAAAGTCTTGTTCCGAAAGATGACGGCACGTTGATGGATAGCATCGGCTGGACATGGGGCAAAGCGCCGAAAGGCTCTATGGTCATTGCTGCGGTCAAGAGCGGGCTTGCAGGTGACCTGACGCTCACGATCTATGCCGGTAGTGCAAAAGCTTACTATGCCCGCTGGGTCGAATTTGGAACGGCGGCGCATGTCAACGGCGGCATGTTCAAGGGCACTAAAAACCCCGGCACCAATGCCCGCCCGTTTTTCTATGTGTCTTGGCGGGCTAATAAAAAATCGGCTGTTCGCGCTGTTCGAAAGGCAACGCGGGCGAGTGCCAGAAAGGTGGCAGCTGGATGATGAAGCAAGATGCATCTCACGAATTACAGGTGGCCATTGTTTCGGCGCTCAAGGCTGATGTTGATGTATCTGCCTTGGTATCTGGTCGCATTTACGATGTCGTTCCTGCGCAAGCTGGTAGCGATACTGCGCAATTTCCCTACGTGTCGTTCGGTGGTTCGCAGGATCTTCCAGAGGGTGCCGATTGCATTGACGCTTCTGATTTGACCATACAGCTCAATGTCTGGTCCCGTGATCCCGGTTTTGCTGAAGGTCGTAAGATTGCGAAGGCAGTGCGCCGCGCCCTTGATCAGGACGCCTTTAGCCTGACAGACAATGCTCTTGTCTATTTCACCTATCTGCGGCGCGATGACATTCGCGCCCCTGACGGATTAACCACGCAAATCGCAATGACGTTTAGCGCTGGTATCGAAAACCACTAACCTTTCATCACATTAGGAGGCCATTATGGCACAGGCAACCACCATTCGCGGGGGCAAAATCCGCGTGCTTATCGGCGTGAAACCGGCTTCGGGGCCTATCGTTTACGCCGCACCTTGCGGCTTCACACAACGTTCTGTCTCCATTGATAAGTCGCTTGAAGAGCAGGCTATTCCTGATTGCCTCGATCCCGACAAGGTTGACTGGATTGGCCGCGATGCTTCGTCCCTTTCCATGTCGGTTACCGGTGAGGGAGTACTTGCTGCGGAAAGTGTCGATACATGGCTTGAGGCGGTCGAAAACGTCAATAGCGTCCCGGTTAAGATTGAGTGGGAGTTTCCGGCCAAGACCATCACATGGACCGGCAACATGCATGTCGAGAAGTTTGAAGGTGCTGGCGATAACGGCAAGCGGGCAACGGCCAGTGTGTCGCTGCAAAGTGATGGCCCCATGGTTCGGACAAGCGCATGAGTCGTGATGCCAGAATTACAATCCCTTGGGCGGATGGTGATTACACCTTCCGCCTTGGCTGGGGCGAGCTGGAGCTGTTGCAAGAGGCGTGTGACGCCGGGCCTTATGTCGTTCTGTCGCGGCTTTATGGTGACGATTGGCGCATGGGTGATATTTCCCACACCATTCGCCTCGGCCTGATCGGTGGCGGCATGGTTCCCACGGATGCACTAAAATTGGTGCGGACTTGGGTGGAGAAGCGCCCACCGTTGGAAAACATTCTGTTTGCGCAGACCATTCTTTCGGCTGGCATTATCGGTGCAAAGGATGAAGCGCCGGGGGAGCAAGACGCGGCAAATCCAGTGGGGCAGCCCTTGACGACCTCCCCAACGGAAAGCTGAGGTTTGCCGCGATTTACGGCAATGGCGCGGCCATGGGGTTCTCCCCTCAACAGGTCCGCGCCATGTCACTTTTTCAATACTTCTCTGCCCTTGATGGCTGGATGGCGGCAAATTCCCCGGAAGACGAGGGCGCTCTTTCCGAAAAGGAAAAGGATGACCTTTGGGATTGGCTCTAAGGCGTCAGTTCCGGTACGGGCTGAAATGACATTGTAAGCGCCCTGCCTGTTTTCTCAATTGAACCCTCTTGGATCTTGGTGCCGGAAAGCCTTTATTTGTATGGGCTCACGGCTGTTCCACACAGGCTTCAGGTCAGTCGGGACAGCAAGGGTTTGGCGGCTTTGCGTCAATTGCAGTCATTAGCTTTGAAATTGCGAGTGTCCGATTTGGGGCCGAGACGCGACTGTCCGCTATTGGATTAGCGACTTGCAACAGCGGACATCCGGGCATCTGGCGATGTGGTCCGAGTTCGGCCCAGAGCGGACTTCGCCCGCTCTATTCTTTGTGGTGATTACCGTCTCGGGACAACTACGCGCTAACGTCTCGTCCAGACAGGCTTGGATTTGAAAGGTTTCTTATCAATCACACCTTTGACAATATTGAAGCCATCTTCCTGTAGTCGCAGCACGGCGGGAAAGTCGAAGTATTTCGCGTTGATGTTTGCCAAATACCATTGGCTTTCGAGGTAACTCCTAAACTCCGTTGCGCGCTTGTATCGATCCGCAATCTCAAACGACGGAGCTAAATCCGATATGGAAGACCGACACTCTTCGTCGAATATAGGCGTATCAGTCGACGTCGCATCCAAGAACGAAAATGCCCCTATCCAGTGCTTCACATGGTATATGCCAACCGAAGTTGCTCTGAAATGAAACTGATCCGGTAATTCATTCTCGGGAACTTTCAGCTCTCGAAAGTGGGCGTAAGGCGTCTCGATGAGGCGTTTAGCTGCAAGTCGCCTCAGCGCATTCCGGGTTTGGTCTTCGATGAAACCGTGACGCAACATTTCTGCGACGATGAAATCGCCCAACACGAACCCGTCGCTATCCTTGTCCCCTATGTTGGAGCTCAGGTAGGAGACGATGAGGGAAGCGAGAAAATGTTCACGGGCGTCCGCTGTCGAGACGTCAAAGACATTCTGGGCGACGAGAGAGGATTGTGCATTAAAATACGCGTATTCGCCCAGCAGAGCGTGCTTAGTGAATTCGTGGAGGGGAACCTTATAGCCTCCAGTTTCCTGCTCTATCCTAACAATTTTTTGAGAATCAACGTTCGGACTTCCGCAGAATGACGTGATTAGCTCTATTACTGCGCGCGTGTTGCCAGCACTAATATTGCTTAAAAACTGTTGTATTGCCTGATTTGATCTCACCGAGCGCAGGGTCGCATTCAGAAAAGCCACAACACTGCCAAGCTGAAGCCTAATGCCCTCCAATTTGCCTGGCTTCTCCTTCCCCTCCGCCACCCGTACCGCAAAAGTTAGGCGTCGTTGTACCACTTCGTCGGCCGGTGGCGGCGAGATTGTTAAAATCTTGTTCTGATAACCTGATAACGCGCCAGTAGTCTTCGAGTCATAGAAAGTGCTTGGTCTTAGTGCGATAAAAATCAGTAAGTTCCGCCATGATGCCAATTCTTGGGATATCAGAAATGCTTCCTGCTGTACGGCTAGTCCACGCTGGTCAGCGTTGTCCATGATTATGATGATTTGTTTGCCACGACCTTGCACAATGTGACCAAACGCGGCCATCAAATGGTTATCCTGTTGCGCAATTTTTGTCGACAGGAATTCAATTTTTTCTCTCTCGTAGGCAATAGGGTCTACAGTTTTCAGTCGACCTTTAACGCTATTATCAAAAGCCCGAAGTTCCTCATAATATATCGTGTCTGCGAATGCAGCCGAATTGATATCAATGCCATATTTCTTATTCAGAACAGATGGAATCTCAGAAAGTACGAAGGTTTTTACGTCCTTTGATAGATTCGCTTTGATACCAAGATTGATGTGAATGAAGTAGGTGTTCGCTTTCTCACCTACATCCATTCTTTCAAAGAGATTCTCGAAGAACGATGTCTTTCCGACGCCTACGTCCCCCAATACGACGACAGGGCGTGAGCTCGATCTTCCTAAGACTGCGGTTTCATCAATCGCGCTGGGTGTTATCCCGTCGCCGCTTACGCGCTTGTAACGCGCGGAAATGATTTGCTTGCTGAGCAGAAGATGCCGATTGTTAGCTTCAATCGGTACGTAGCAATCGCGGTAAAACGCGGATTTCAGGTCGGGATTGTCTTCAATCTCCTCAAGCAAAAGTTCTGATAGGTCCCGTAGATTTTCCTGGAAGGGATTTCTGTACCGATGTTTCATCAGCTCTGGAATGACTATCGATGCCTTTTCAGGAATCCTCGGATTGCGATGGATCGCAATGTCCCTATATGCCCGATTTTCTGAGATTCCTTCCGGTGATAGCAGCGTCCAGAGAAGTGAGAAATTTGACAGATAGGTTTCAAACCCGTTGAACCAAAAGCATTCGCCCTGTAGCGGCGACTGACCCGGAATGATTGCTTGGAAGATCGCCAGTTGCGGACCGTTGCACACGATTGCCACTTGCGCGCCCAGTAGTGAGCAGTACGGAATAACTTGGTGCACAGCCTCCTTGAACGCAGGGGACGCTTTCATTAGAGGTTCGAGTTTGCGGACCAAGGTCGGCTTGCCAACAGGGAGATCGCCGAATGTGGTCGCCTCCCGCTTTGCTTCTAAGACTGCCTTCGGCGGACGCCCGAGCACGTAATCGGCCTTTCCACCAATGCCGTCTTGGACTTCAACTCGGACATTCGGCTTTTCCCAACCAAGACATTCCGTAAGGAGCCGATCGACAAACTGGAATCTGTTCTCAGCTTCGTTCCAATGTGAACTGTCCGGCGGAACAGCCGAAACAATCGACCTTAGTCGCTCTTCTCCTTCGCTCAACTCAAAAGGTGCTTGCATCAATCCCCCAAGAACGCCCGCGCTGATGGAAACCAGTACGCATTCCGCGCCAGTTTAGCGACTTGTTTGATCTATGCAATATCACCGTCAGCTACCGGCTTGCGCGACGTTTTGGGAACGCTTATCTGGCCTGCCTAAGGGATGAATTTTCAAAGCGATAAAACAGGCGTCTGCATACGGCCAGTCGATCATCGCCAACTTCAAAACGTCTCCTTTTGGCGCACAGGCGACGTGACGCTGCCAAGGCGATTTGTCCGCTTTCGGGTACCAGCGATCACAACCTTTACGACCGATATGAGGGCGCAAAGCTGCCTGTCTTCTCGCGGACGCCAATGACTGCAAGGGGCTAATAGCGGACTTCGCTCGTTAGAGTGCCATTTCGCCCTCAGCCTAAACCGACCCCTCTAAGGTAAATGGGTTAGTTACTGCTCCGCACACCTTGCCTTAGCATCTCTTCATAAATAATTTTATTGCTTTCGCGCACAGCTTTTTCGGCGTTCCTCTTTTGGGTCCAAGCTTCAAGCTCTGCGGCGCGTTGCGCGCGTGTCTTGCCATCGGATTTTGGCCAAACGGCGAAAGCGATAAAACCAATAAAAAGCACGAAAACCACTAGACCCCGCAAAAAGCTCTTTCCTGCTTCTTCCGCTTCTTTTTGCTGTTTCTCGTCCATATCTCCCCTTCTTTATGCGTCTGGAAAATACAATGGCAACGGATGTTGAAAAACTCGTAGTGCAACTTTCGGCTGATATAAAGAGCTATCAGCGTGAAATGCAAAAGGCGGCGGGCATTACCAATCGTCAGGCCCGTGCGATTGAAGATCGCTATAAGCAGATGGACAAGCGGCTTGCTGGTTTCGGTTCATCGGCTGCACGGGGCTTGATTGCTCCATTGACCGGTGTTGCCGCTGCTATCAGCACAAAAGAAGTGCTGGCCTATGCCGATGCATGGACTTCCGCCAAGAATAGCTTGGCTGTTGCGGGCGTGGTTGGCGACAACCAAGTGCAGGTGCTGGATAAGCTCTATCAGTCGGCACAATCCAATTCGACGCCTATTGGTGCGATGGCCGATCTGTTCGGCAAAGCTGCGCAAGCATCTGACAATCTCGGTGCTAGCCAAGCCGATTTGCTCAAATTTTCAGATGGTGTGGGTGTTGCCCTTCGGGTCGCGGGCACGGGGGCGGCTGAAGCATCCGGCGCACTGACACAGCTTGGCCAGTTGCTCGGATCTTCCCGCGTGCAGGCGGAAGAATTTAACTCTGTGAACGAGGGTGCGCGTCCAATCCTGATTGCTGTTGCCAACGGGCTTGATGCTGCTGGAGGGTCTGTCAATAAGCTCAAGCAATTGGTGAATGACGGCAAAGTTTCTGGCCAGCAGTTTTTTCAAGCTTTTTTGAAAGGTCTGCCAACTATTCAGGCTATGGCTGCGAACTCTACGCAGACAATTGAGCAAGGTGTTACCAAGGTCAACAACGCCTTCACCCGCTATATTGGCCAGTCCGACGAAAGTCTCGGTGCCTCGCAACGTCTTGTAGCGGGTCTCAATGCGCTTGCAGATAATTTTGACAACACGGCTGATATTGTTCTCAAACTTGCCAGCGTGATTGCTGGTGCGCTTGTGGGCCGCTCGATAGCCGGAATGATCGCAAATTTAGGCTTGGCGACAACGGCGGTTGTTCGCCTTGTAGCGGCTCTTCGGGCTGCTTCATCCATGGCAGGCATTGCCACGGCACTTGGCGGCGTTGGCGCAGCTGCCGGGCCACTTGGCTTGATCATTGGCGGAACAGTAGTCGGGGCACTCGCGCTGTTTTCCTCGTCCTCCAATGAAGCAAGTCAGTCTGCCAAGACCTATGCGGATGCACTCGCGAAAGTGCGGAAAAATGCAGAAGCGACGGCAACCAGTGTTGAGAATGCTGCGAATAGGATAAGTGAGCGAACCCGCAATGCTCTCTCAGGCGGCGTGCAAGAAGGTCGTGCCAATGTCGAGGCGGCAAAAGCATCTGTCATCGATCTATTTTCTCAGATCATAGACAACGCTCCGCGACGGTTGATTTCCGAGGAGCAGCTGAAGTCATTGGCTGATCTTCGTGATGGACTGACTGACGGCAAAGTTACCGCAGCCGGAGCCAGCGATGCACTATACGCGCTAGCAAACTCAAACCCAAAATTTCAAAAACTGGCTGATCAGCTTGCTCCGCTGCTCGATAAGCTGAAAGAAGCTATGGCCGCAACGTCACTTTTGCAAAAGCAGCTGGGGGATGTTTCAATCGTCGATCCAACGGTTAAAGCTGGATACGACCAATATTCTAAATCGCGGCTTCAGGGCCGGGAAATGGTCAAGCTCGGCAAGGCTTACGCCGACGAAGCACAGCGCCAAAATAGTCTCTCGAAAGAGCAGCTGGCCATTGAAAAAGAGATCGCCAAGATCAAGACCGACCTTGCCAAAACGGGCGGCGCGTTGCCTGACGCTCAAATCAAATCCCTTGCAACGGCGAACGTTAAGGCAGATGAAGCCAGATCGTCATCCGGAAAAAAAACATCTGCGCCAAAAACTGCCGACAGCCGATTTGAGACTGATATTCAGGCGGTAAGAGATCGCACGGCTGCGCTGATCGTAGAACAGCAAGTGACCGGCAAGACGTATGTCGAGCAAGAAAAGCGCCGTATGGCGCTTGATCTGGAGCAGCAGGCTTTGGCCGATGTGCGCGAAGAGGCGCGCAAAAAGGGCGATAAAGATTGGCAAAATGCCGAAATCTCTAAAACCCAACGTGACCGCATTGAAGAGGTATCCGCCGCTTACGCCGAACAGGCTGATATGTTGCGCAAAGTGGAAGAGGCTGAACAGCGTGCGCAAAGTGCTGCCAGCGAATTTTACGACACGGCACGGTCAGCCTTTTCCGATGTTATCACCGGGGCGGAAAGCTTTAGCGATGCTCTTTCTGGTATCTTGAAAAAGCTTGGTGATCTTGCCCTGAATAGTGCTTTCGATAGCATGTTCGGTGGATCGTCTGCCACCGCTAGCGGCGGCTGGCTCACGGGTCTGTTTAAGTCCGCTGGCTTTGCCGATGGCGGCTACACCGGGGCGGGCGGCAAATACGAACCTGCGGGCATTGTCCATAAGGGTGAATATGTCATGGATGCCGAGACTGTCAGAAAGGCGGGCGGGCCTGCCGGGCTGGATGCCATGCGCAAGCGGCTTAAGGGCTATTCTGCCGGTGGCTATGTTGGGCCAAGTGCACCGCGCATGCCAGATATTTCCAGAGTCGCTGCAAGCCGGTCCTCGCCTGTCCAGATCAGCTTTAATCCGGTGATCGACAATCGTGGGGCGTCTGTTGAGGCTGTGGCACGCAATGAGCAGGCATTGCAGCAGTTTCAAAAGACACTGCCTGCGCAAGTGGTCAACGCAATTCGTGATGCGCGGGCGCGGGGTGTGAAGATATGACCATCACCTATCCGGTTGACCTGCTGGCCGATTTCCCCGGCTGGTCAACCAAGTTCGAACCGCTTTACCGGCAAGAGCAATCACGAACGGCGGGCGGTGTCACCTACATCAAGGATCTGGGTTCGCCGCTGTGGTCTGCCAGCTATCAGACCCGCTCACTCAAGCCGAATGAGCTGGATGCCTGGCGGGCGCGGCTGGAAGCGCTGGAAGGCGGCTTGCAGTTCTTTAAAGGTGTGCCTCTGTCGCGGGCGCGGCCTATTGCCTATCCGGCTGGCAAGGCGGTGCCAAGCAATCCGGTGCTGTCGGCCATTGGCAGCAACAACAAGAGCGTGACCATTTCCGGCTTGTCGAGTGGTTACGTTTTTTCAGTGGGCGATATGGTCCAGATCGCGGGCAGCGGGCTTTATCGCGTGGTTGAGGGGGCGGTTGCCAACTCTGGTGGCGTTGCCAGCCTGTTCGAGGTGCGCCCGCATTTATGGCCGGGCACGGTTGCGGGATCTGCGGTGACGTTGATCCGGCCATCCTGCACCATGATGATTGTGCCGGGGTCGATCACGTCTGATGCCGAGCTGGCGACCGGGCGCGGTTCTATCACGTTCAATGCAATAGAGGTGCGCTGATGCGGTATCTTCCAACAGCCATCACCGATGCGCTTGCCCGTCGCAAGCTGGTGGCGCGTGACTTTCTCTGGATCATTGCCCGCGACCGCACCAATGGCCAGCCGCAAGCGGTGGGCTTTTGGTCGGATGTGGGCAATCTTGCCGCTGATGTTGTCCATCCCGACACCGGCCTTCCTGAGACCCGCAATTTCTACGGCTCTGGCACGCTGATCGGCATGTCAGAAATTCCGCTGGTTTCGACCTTGGAAGCGCAAAACGTGACCATCACCATGTCCCAGATTGATGATGTGGTGGCGCAAGCGGTTCGGCTCTATGATTGCAAGCAAGCCCGTGTGGAAGTCTATCGCGGGCTGTTTTCGCCAGAGACGCGCAAGATGGTGGCACCTAGCGAACTGCGGTTTTTGGGCTTTGTCGACACCATCCACATCAAGACACCAGCGGAGAACGAGGCGGGGGCGGTTACGCTGACTTGCGTTTCCCATATGCAGGAAATTACCCGCTCCAACCCTGACACCCGTTCCGATGCCAGCCAAAGGCAGCGCAATGCCAATGATAACTTTTATCAGGATGTGGCGGTGGTCGGCGAGTGGGAGCTGTTTTGGGGGCAGGCGCAAGGCAAAATTGCCACCACGGCCCGCAAGCTGTCCTCCATCCTTGGCATTTCGGGTTAAACCATGATCAGACATGCTGTTTTTGATGATCGCTTTGCGGTCATTGCGCTGTTGCGCGAAAGCCATGCAGCGGCGGGCTATGGGTTCGCGTTTGAGGCATCACGGGCCGATGCGCTGTTTCGCCTGCATCTGGAAAGCCCCATGGCTTGCGTGTTGCTGTTGGAGCGGCAAGGGGTTGTAGCGGGCGTGCTGATGGCCTCGGTCTATGACCATCCGTTCGGGGCTGGGTTGATGGCTAAGGAAACGGTGTGGTATATCGCGCCCCATGCCCGTGGGCGCGGTGGGCCTGCCATGCTGGACGCCTATGAGGCGTGGGCGGTTAAGCTTGGCTGCACATCGATTGGCATGGCAGCGCTTGCCAGCAATGATGTGTCCAAACTCTATCAGCGGCGTGGTTATGCCGCCGTTGAAACGCACTTTATCAAGTCAATCTGACGGTATCCCAACATGGCTATTTTTTCCGGCATCGCCGCACTGGTCACCAGTGCGGTGGGTGCGATCTCGACCTTTGTGGGTGGCTTGGGCATTATCGGCTCAACCTTGCTGCGGGCCGCTGTTGGCGTGGGTTTGAGCCTGCTGGCCAAGGCGGTTGCGGGCAAAGGCAATCCGACGGATTCGGCATCCTTTGCGGTCAGTGGCCAGTTGCAGGCGGGCGGCACGGTGTCGCGCTCGATCATTCTGGGCATGACCGCCACAGCGGGATCGCTGGTCTATGCCAACACATGGGGCAATGAGGGCAACACGCCCAACGCTTACGCCAGCCAAGTGATTGCTGTGGCCGATGCGCCAATCAAGTCGCTGCTGGCTGTTATCGTCAATGGCGTTGCCTGTGAGTTGGATTTTGGTCGCTATCATGGCGACTTCGGCTGGCCGGTTAAAGAATACCGCAAGGATGGTGCCGATTACCTTTGGATCAAGTTTTATGATGGTAATCAGACACAAGCCGATGGCTTTCTGGTCAACCGTGTCTCCAGCGCTGCGCGGCCTTATCAAAGCACACGGGTGGGCTATGGCGTTGCCTATGTGATCGCCACCTCACGGGTTAATCAAGAGCTGTTTTCCGGCTTTCCATCGTTCAAGTTCGTGCTGGATGGCATGCGGCTTTATGATCCGTCTGCTGATAGCTCGGTGGGTGGCAATGGTGGCCAGCGCTGGAATGATCCCGCCACATGGGGCGGTGATGGCGACCGCTTGCCGGTGGTGCAGCTCTATAACGTTATGCGGGGTATCCGCTGGAATGGGCAATGGCTGTATGGCCTGCAAACGGTCTCGGAGCGGCGCTTGCCCGCCAGCCATTGGATTTCCCAGATTGGCAAATGCCGGGCCTTGATTGACGGGCCGGATGGCAAAGAGGCCACCTATCGTTCGGGTGCCGAGGTGGGTGTGAATGCTGCAATTCAGGATGCGGTCAACGCCATCCTGACCGCCTGTAACGGGCGTCTATCCGAGATTGGCGGCACCTATAAGCCTTATGTGGGTGCGCCGGGAAATGCTGTCTATCAGTTTTCGGATGCGGATATTCTCTCAACAGAAGAGCAGACGTTTACGCCCTTCTTTGGCCTGTCTGATACCATCAACGGCATATCGGCCTCCTATCCATCCATTGATGATGCATGGTCGATGACAGAGGCACCGCCTGTTTACAACAGCGGCTTTGAGGTGGAAGACGGCGGGCGGCGGCTGTTGGCCGATGTCAGCCTCGATTTTGTGCCCTTTAAGGGCCAAGTCCAGCGGCTGATGCAATCGGCGCTGAAAGAAGCGCGGCGGGCAAGGCGGCACACCATTTCCATGCCGCCCGCGTTTTGGGTGCTGGAGCCGGGCGATGTGGTGGCGTGGGCAAGCGCCCGCAACGGCTATAACCAAAAGCTGTTTCGCGTGGATGGTGTTCTCGATCAGCCCAACCTTGATGTGGTGCTTGATCTCACGGAAGTTGATCCAAGCGATTATAACTGGAACCAAGCCACCGATTACCGTGTGCCGGTGTCGGGCAGTATCGCAACAGAGCGGCCACCCGTTCAACCGATGTATGGTTGGCAGGCGGTGCCCGCCACGATTTATGATGATCAAGGCCGTGCACGGCGTCCATCCATCAAGGTCAGCTGTGATGCGGGTCAGGATGATGTACGCAATGTTCGCATTCAGGTGCGGCAAGTGGCATTGCAAAACCTTGTCTTTGATAGTGACGCCACGCCTTACGCGGCACCTTTTGAGTGGGTTTTGAATGGCACATTCATTTCAGCCACGCGGTTTCAGGTGCGCGGCAAGTTTGTGCCTTACTCCAACCGCGCCACCGATTGGTCCGATTGGATTGATGTGACCACGCCTGATGTGCGGTTTCTGGCGGGGGCCGATTATGATCCATACGAGGGGCTGATTGGCTTTGATAATCTTGAGGGTGACTTAGGGCAATATCAGGATTGGCTCGGTGCTGGTCTGCGCGATGTGCAAACCACGATTGCCGAGCTGGATGCGCGTATTGCCGACCTCGACCTGGGCGGCGCTGTTGTGCGTGATCAGCTGCGCCAGCAGATCCGGGCAACCGCTGATCAGGTCACGGCTGATTACACCCATCAAGTGGATGTTTTGGCCTCTGCGGATGCGGCGATTGTGAACAGCGTGACCGCGTTGACCTCCACCTTCAACGCGCAAACGGCAAGCTTTACCTCGCAAATCAGCACGCTTGCAGCCGCTGACACGGCCATGACAAGCCGGGTCGATACGCTCACCGCCACCTTGACCGATACGCGCACCGGCTTGCAGGCAACGTCCACGGCTGTTTCCAGCCTGCAAACCAAAGTCACCAGCGTTGACGGCAAGGTGACGGCGGTGGCCTCGGCCCTGACCTCGCTATCAGCCGCATCATCCAGCGGCGATGTGAACAGCGCCAATTTCCGCATGTCGGTGATGAGCGGCCCTGCTGGCTATTCGCGCATCGGGGCAGAAGCCCGCCAAGGCGGGGCGGGCGATTTCCGCTCTGCCGCCTGGTATCTGGACGTTCCCAACGATGCCAGCCTGCCAACCCGGTTTTTGGTGGAAGCGGGTCAATTCATTGTCGTCGCGGGCGGCAATTACAACAATCCGTTTGTCGTGGATGGCACGGCGGTGCGCATGAACGTTGCCAACATTGGCACGGTCACGGCGGGCGTTATGCAAAGCTCAAACGGCAAAATGGTGATCAACCTGACAGCAGGAACGATTGTGATTTCGTCATGACCAAAACACTTATTGGCCTCGACTATACCGGCACGGCTTGCGTTAAAATCACCAAGGGTTCCTATGATCCCGTGACCACGCCGGATGGTGATATTGCCAAGTTTCTCTATTCGTCAAAATGGGCGGCAGATTGCAAGATTGCCGCCCTGTTTCGCGGCCTGCCGCAAGGGGCGGGTTACTATCCATCACCGCAAAACTGGAATTATTACATCTCTTATGGCCACCCGCCACCAGCGGGCGAAACCACGTTTGATTTCAACATCATTCAAAAGAGCTATTTTCCTGATCTGCTCTATGATTACCCGCTGCACATCATCAAGTCCTATGATCAAAACGGCTATGACATTACCGCACGGGTTTGGAGTTTTGTGCTGAACGCTGGTTATGCTCAAACCTATGTTTGGCAGACCGCAAACGGATCATCCAACAACGTGGGCTGGGTTAGCCCCGGCTCGACCTTTGGGGTGCTGGCTGCGGGCGGGGCATGGACCACGGTAACAGCCACGCAAACGGCCATTGCGTCCAATATGGATTTGAGCGGATCATCCCAGATCACCATGGCGGTGTTTAACTTGCCCGGTGATGAAGCGCCCATTCAAAATGGCGATGAGCGGGCACCTGTGGCAGGCCAGCCGCAAATCATCATCAATTCCAGCACGCTCAAAGTGAGCAAGCCGGGCTTTGATGTGAACACCGCCACCGGCACGCAAGTGGCGTTTGACAGTGCCAACATGCCAAGCAAGATCATTGCCGCCAATGATATCTATGTGCCAAGCGGCACAAGCTATTATGAGACGGGCTTTTATCTGAGCTTGGAAACGCTGGTTGATTGCCATTTCTACGATGGCAGCGTGATCTATTATCCGCGCTCGATTGCCAAAGGTGCCATTCCGGTGGTCTATCGCAAGAACGGCACGACAATTGAATTCGTCAATTCAGGCGCACCATGCCGGGCACGATTTATGGTCTATGCCTCTGGCAAGACAGATCAAACCTATGGCCAAAACGATGTGTTGCGGCAATTTACCGATGGCGGCGGCAACAATGTCGTGCAGTTCTTAAGGCCCGGTTGCGGTCCTAATCCGAGCTTTTCCGATATTGTCATCGATAGCCGTTGGCCTGTCGTGAAGATCGTCAAACAGGGCTATTTCAATGTGCCGGATGGGGCGGCGGAATCAACCATATCCTATGACGCAAACGGCATGTTCGTGTTTGTGCGCTGGTGCAGCTTGCACGGCGGCGGCAGCAACGGCAATGGCGTGAACCGCTGGACGTGGAGCAAGTTTGTGCGCCCGCCCGAATTTACCCTATGGGCGGTTGATAACGGCGCTTTCAATGTGGGCGGCAACACCACGATTTGCCGCTACGACAACACATCGGCCACGTTTTACAGCTATCGCGGCCTGCCCAAATACCAGACCTACACCAGCTCAAGACCGACAACGGCCTATGACACGGCCCCGATTATCGGCATCCGCTACTACGTCTTTGGCGTGGCGATGCCCTGATAACGCCTGACGGCAACCCTTCCCATTTTCGAAAGAGTGTTTCCATGAACATCCATCCCGATGTCGCATATGCAGAGCTGTGCGCTGAGAACAAATATCTAAAAGGCCGCAATCTGGCGCTGGCGCAAACGCTGCATGAAATCGCCAGCGAGCGCGACCAATTGCGTGCCGAGCTGGACGCATTGACCAAATTAAAGGAGGCGGATGATGGCGCTGCTGAGTGATTACACTGCTGGCACCGTGACCATTGCCGCCAACGGCACAGCAGTCACCGGATCGGGCACGGCCTGGCTGGCGGCTGGCTTTGGTGAGGGGGATTTGCTGATCGCCAACGGCTATTTTGGCCTTGTTGGATCGGTGCAAAGCAACACGGCTCTAACGCTTTCCCAGCCTTGGCGCGGCGGTGCGCTGAGTGGTGCGGGCTATCGTCTACGCTATCAGGGCGATGGATCGCGGATCTCGGCGCAGGCGCGGCAATTGGTTGAGCTGCTGGGCGGCTCTGGCAATCTTGAGGCTCTTGGCAAGCTTGCCGCTGGTGCAAATCAACTGGCGTATTTCAACGGGGCGGGGCAGATGGCCGCAACGCCTTTGACCGCCTTTGCGAGGACGTTGCTGGATGATGCGGATGCATCCACCGCATTGTCGACCTTGGGTGTCTCCAGTTTCGCCAAGACCCTGCTGGATGATGGCGATGCGGCGACGATGCGCGCAACGTTGGGTGCGCAAGCAGCACTCGGATTTACCCCTGTTCAGCAAGGCGGAACCGCGCAAAGTGGCGGCAACAAGATTTATCTGGGCTGGGGTCTCGACGCCTCGCTCAAACTGAGAGTTGATAACGTAGAGTTTGGTTCGGTATGGCCCATAAGGGCGGCGTTCAACGTCAACCGCGCTGGCGACACCATCACCGGCGATTTGATCGTTAATGGCGGCTTGTCAACTCGCAGTCCGCTTGAAGTTGGGACTGGATCGAACGCAAGTTACATTCGTATGATTGATGTCGATGAAGGCACACGTTACCTTCATAACAATAGCAGTAGCATCGGCTTTCTTGGCAGCACAGACAGCTGGATCATGAGGGTCTTTGATGATGGCACGATCAATGCATTAAATCCGGCCAACGGTGCATCTGGTTATTTGTATTCCAATGGTAATGTTGCAGGCAGCATATGGGCCGCCTGGGGTGCCACAGACGCTTACAGCGCCATTAACGCAAAAATCGCCAGTCTGATTTCCGGATCGCTGGCGACCTCTGGATATACCAAGCTGCAAAACGGATTGATCATCCAGTGGGGCAGGGCAAACACTTCAACGGCTGCAAATGTCACATTGGCCTTTCCAATTGCGTTTCCAAACGCGGTCTATTCGGTGGTCGCTACCAACCTTGTGACCATACCGGATAACAACACCTTCTATGCCGTTTCCATTGATGACCCGCAACGCGGCAGCTTCAACGCCCGTGGTCGATATCTCAGCAATGGCGGCGGCTTAGGCGCAGCACAACTCGATTTTAGCTACATCGCGATTGGACGCTAACCATGAAACTCGCACAATTTAACGCGGATGGATTGCCGCTTGCCTTCTATGACAGCGAGATAAACGCCGATGCCTTGCCGCAGGATGCCATTGAGATCACAGATGATCAATGGCTGGAGCTGATCAGCCACCAAGGCCGCAGGCGCTTTCAAGATGGGGAGGTGGTCGAATATCAGCCTCCAGCGCCTGCACTGACCGGGGCAGATGTTGACCGTGAACGGGATCGCCGCATTGACGCGGGCTTTGTGTTCGATGGTGTCTTTTATCAATCCGATGAGGGATCACGCGAAAACATTGCCGGCGCAAAATCGGCGGCAACGGATGCCATCGCCCTGGGTGCTTCATCGGGTGACTTTGGCTGGCAACGCTTGCTCGATCCCGATGCTGCGGAAACCTTCAAATGGATCGCCACCGACAACAGCCTGCACCCGATGGATGCGCAAACGGTTGTTCGGTTTGGCTATGCCGCCATGGCCCATAAGCAGGATATGATTTTCAAGGCCCGCGCCCTCAAGGCCATGGACCCGATACCGGCAGATTTTGCCAGTAACGACGCCTATTGGGCGTGACGTCTAAACCCTAGCGGCAATTTTCAAAACAAGGATGAATACAATGGATCGTGCGAAATTCTTCGCAGGCCTGCGCAGCGCGTTGTTTGGCGGCAGGCTCACCCAAGGCCAAGTTGATGGCATCAACGCCATTCTGGATGGATGGCAGGCAAGCCAGATGACGGATCTGCGCTGGTTGGCCTATATGCTGGCCACCGCATACCATGAAACCGCCAGAACCATGCAGCCGGTTGCAGAATATGGCAAAGGCAAAGGCCGGAAATACGGTGTGAAAGGCAAGTACGGCCAAGTGCCCTATGGGCGCGGCTATGTGCAGCTGACGTGGGATGTGAACTATGAGAAGGCAGATCGCGAGCTTGGGCTTGGCGGTGCGCTTCTCGATAATTTTGATCTCGCGCTTGATCAGGATTTGGCCTCGAAAATCATGTTCCTCGGCATGGAAGAGGGCTGGTTTACCGGTAAAAGCCTTGGTGACTATTTCAGCGGGCAGAAGGCCGATTGGCTGAATGCCCGGCGCATTATCAACGGCATGGATCGCGCCAAAGACATTGCCGCCTATGGCCGCAAGTTCCACTCCCTCTTGCTGGAGGCCGGGGCATGAACACCAACCTCTTGCACAATCTCATCAACACGCTGATTACTGCCATCCCAGCGCTGGCGCTGTTTGACTGGACGCCGTTCTTTAGCGAGGCAACGTCCTTGAAGATCGTCGGGGTGCTTGGCCTTGGCAAGATCATGATCAACGCAGTGCGCGACGGGCCGGGCGGCATGGTGCGGCCACAGCCACCGGTGGAACCACCGCCATCACCAGACGGCGGTCCACAATGATGGACATTATCAAAATACCGGCTGCGATGGTGGCGGGCATGGCAATAGCGGCTCTTGCCCTTGTTGTCTTTTATGATGGCATCAGTCTGCCATATTTTGGACAGGTCATAGATGGTCGTTTGCAGAATGCCGTTGAGGCGGCAAAAGCGGGCTTGGTAGCGCAAGCCGACCTGGACGCGGCCAATGCCAAATTGGCCGCCATGACCCTGCGGGCACAGCAGGCTGAAGCACTGGCCGAACAGGCCCGCGCTACTGGCGAAAAAATCACGGAAAAAGAAGGGCAGGGCGATGATGCGCTTAAGGCATCTGTTGCGGCTGATCATCGCGGCGATGGCGCTCGGTGGTCTGCCTCTGATATTAACTGGCTGTGTAACGAGCGCCGACGCCTCGGCATCATTGGCGCGTGCGGCGGCGGCCAAAGCGGTCGCTGAAATGCCGGTGGCGTTGCCGCCATGGCCTGATTGGTGTCGGCGGCATATGCGCCGGATTGTGCCAGTGTCTGGCGGATCGGCGGCGCATGATCAACTTGGCTGGGAGGTTAGCGCCTCTCAGCAAGATGCCCGCACCGATGCTTGTGCCGAAATCTACGACAAGCGACGGGCGGAATATGGGGGTGGCGGGCATGGCACCGGAAATTGATGTGGGTGTGCATCGCCAGCTCGGTGAGCTGGTTGCCGGACTGCGGGGGCTAAAAGATGACATACAGGAAATCAGGGACGCGCAACTGCGTGCTGATGATAGATCAACACAAAGCCGCGCTGTGGTTCATCGGCGGATGGATGAACTGGTTTCCAATGTTGGAACGCTGGAGCGGCACATAACCAGCATACAGGCCGATGTGGCTGACATGAAGCCCGTAACCAATGATGTAAAGCGCTGGAAGCTCATCGGCATAGGTGCCTTGGGCATGATTGGCATCGGCGGGATTGCGCTGGGTGTATCCTTTGCGGATGTGCTTAAGCGGGTCGGCGCGCTGCTGATTGGCCGTATTTAA